GTAAACGATTCAGGTATGCTTATCAATAGAGGTGACCAAGATAATGGTATCTTTATGTGGGATGAATCTGTCGATAAATTCACATTAGGATTAACAACAGCAGATGGAACTTCTACAGGAAATATTACACTTAATTCACTTGGTACTTTAGTTGCTAATATTGAAGGAAATGTAACAGGTACTATTCAAACAGCAGCTCAACCTAATATTACAAGTCTTGGTACGCTTACAGGTTTAACAACTACAGGCAATATCAACTTTGGCGATAATGGTATAGCTAAATTCGGTGCTGATGCAGACCTAAAGATTTATCATAATTCTAATGGCAACAGTATAATTTCTGAAAGTGGTGGTGGCGATTTATTTATTCAGGCAACTAATTTACAAATAGAAAATGCAGTTGGTGACAATATGATTTTTGCTAATTCAGGTGGTGCAGTCAATTTGTATTATGCTGCTGCAGCCAAACTAGCCACAACCTCAACAGGCATAGACGTTACTGGCACAGTTGTAGCCGATAAATTATCAATAGATACTGGTGCTACAAATGTAACGATTGATTCTGGCGGTATATATAATAGCTTAAATACAACGGGTGTGACGTATGTTGTTGCTGACTCAAATGCTGCAGCTGGATTGTTTGCTTACGGCTCATCTCACGCTACTAAGTCTAGTACTGTAGAGATAAAAGCAGGTGGTGCAGTCAAGGCAACCATTAACTCAACAGGTATAGACGTAACAGGAACAGTAGTAAGTGATGGGTTGACTGTTGATGGTAATGCAACAATTAGTAATGCTACCAATCCAAAGCTAGAAATAAGCGACACTACAGTTCCAAACACACTACTTCTTCAGTCATTAAATGGAGATTCAATTGTAGGTACTTCTTCTAACACTTCTTTAGCTTTAAAAACTAATAATTTATTTCGCATTGGTCTTTCTAATAACGGCGACATCTCCTTCTACGATGACACAGGAACTAGCCAAGCTCTATACTGGGATGCAAGTGCTGAACGATTGGGAGTTGGAACGACTTCGCCAAGTGAAAAGCTAGATATAGTAAGTGCTGGTTCGGTTAACATGAGGTTGAACAATACTAGCAATAATATAAGTCTTAGCATTGGTGCACAATCTTCAGCAGCTAGAATTACAGCAGGTTCAGGTGATAGATTAGGATTAGGTGCAGGTAATACTCCTGATATTTTAACTATTGCATCAGGTGGCAACGTTGGAATTGGAACGACTTCGCCTGATACTATGCTTCATCTGTCTGATACTTTAGGTAATGCTGTTATAAGATTAGAGAGAAACGATACTGGAATAGTTAATGGAGACCAGTATGGTGCTATAGAATTTGAAGGGCAAGACATCAATACAGATGCAAGTGGTGTTCGTGCTTCTATAAGAGCAAAAGCCACAGCATCTTTAGGTCAAACAGCATTAACATTTTCTACCGCATCAAATACCGCAACAGAATCTGAACGTATGAGGATTGATGCTTCAGGCAACGTTGGAATTGGAAATACTAATCCTTCTACAGCATTAGACGTAACAGGTGATATAACTTTAGGCGACACAAACCCAACAATAACTTTTAACGATTCAAGTGTTACTAATTTAAGCCACACCATACTATCATCAAGCGATAATTTGCGATTAGCTGTAGACGTTAATGGCGTTGATGCTGGTTCACGAGTTGAAATATTTGATGGCTCTACTGAAGTAGCAAGATTCTCTGCTGGAGCAGTAGACGTAACAGGTACAGTAACTGCTGATGGAATAATAAATGATGCAACTCAGTGGATTAAGTTTGATAGTGCCAATACTTTCTTCTCATCAGCAGCTCTTGGTTTGTTAATTCAAACACCATCAGGTAATGAAAATACAATTTTTAGAAACTCTGGTGGCTCAGAACGCATGAGAATAGACTCATCAGGCAACTTGTTGGTGGGGCAAACTTCTACAGCATTGCCAGGTGCTGGTACTACTACAACTGGTATTAGTGTTAGCGGTCAGTATGATGCAATATTTGTAAGTCGTGGAGCAGGCTCTGCGTTAGTGCTTAATAGAAATAGTGACGGTGACATACAGCAATTCCGCAAAGACGGCACAACAGTTGGAAGTATTACTTGTGCTTCAGGTCGTTTAGCTATTGGTAACGGTGATACAGGTATAAAACTTGGTGATGCCGACAATGCTGTTATGCCTTTTAATGTTGCCACTAATGCTAATAGAGATGCAGCAGTTGATTTAGGTTATCACTCTGTTCGCTGGAAAGACCTCTACTTATCAGGCGGTGCTTATCTAGGCGGTACAGGTTCAGCAAACAAACTTGACGATTATGAGGAAGGTACTTTTACGCCTACATTAACAACTGATGGGACAGATTTTACAAGCGTTACTTATGATGCAAGAACAGGTGGTTCTTATACTAAAGTTGGTCGTTTAGTGCATTTTCAATTAACAGTAGTTACAGATGCAATTACAGTAGGTTCAGCTTCAGGTGAGGTTGTAATTGGTGGATTACCTTTTACACCCGCTACTGTATCAGGAGCAGGAACTGACCAATATACTGCTGTTTCTGTAACATTTGGTTCAAATTGGAATGCTGCTAACAACCCTACTTCAGCTAGAGTACATGAAACATCAGCATATATTAATTTGTATAGAGATGGCACAACAACAATAGCAGTTGCAGATGCACAAACTGGTGCTAATGATAACTATATTAATATTGCAGGAACTTATACAACAACATAACAATTTAACAATATACCTAGTGGATGCTAGGTACGGACAAAAGGAGAAAATAGAATGGCAATAACAAAAGAAATAATAGAAGATAAAATAGAAGTTGTAGGAGACTACAAAACTATACAGGTGCGAACAGCTACAGTCATCAAAGAAGATGGTGTAGAGCTTAGTAGGTCTTTTCATAGACATGCATTACAATGCACAGATGATATAATTAACGAATCAGCAGAAGTACAAGCAATTTGCAATGCTGTATGGACTGATGAGCTTAAAACAGCCTATCAAGAGTTTTTAGATAGTCAAAATACAGGAGAATAAAAATGAGTAATACATACAACTGGAATTGTAAAACAGTAGACGTTTATCCCACATACGAAGGAAACTCTGATGTAGTTTATACGGTTCATTGGCGACTAAACGCAGAGAGCGATCAACAAGATGCTGATGGTAATAACTATTCAGCTTCTGTTTATGGTACTCACAGCGTAAACGCAGACGATATTAGCGACTTTGTACCGTTTGCAGATCTTACCAATGACATAGTTACTGGTTGGGTTACAACAGGTATGGGCGAAGATGAAGTAGCTAATCTAAAGTCTGGCTTAGATGCTAAAATAACGGATGAAATTACACCAACATCTGTTACTAAAACCATAAGTTAACCATGGAAACATTAATAGAAATAGTTATACTAATAGCAGTTGTTGGGTTTATAATATATAAAAAGAAACCAGAATGGATTGAATTAGTAAAATCCAAATTTAACAAGTAAGCACTATGGCAGATACCTTTACAACCAACCTTAACCTTACCAAACCAGAAGTAGGAGCATCTACTAATACTTGGGGTGGTAAGATTAATACAGACCTAGATACTGTTGATGGTATTTTTACCGCAAATGGAACTGGAACTAGTGTTGGTCTTAATGTTGGTAGTGGTAAAACTATAACAGTAGCAGGAACTTTAACATCTACAGGAACAGCAACATTTACAACCGCTGATATTAATGGTGGTTCTGTTGACGGAGCAACTGTAGGTGCTAACTCAGCCTCTACAGGTGCATTTACTACTGTATCAACATCTGGTCTAGCTACTTTAAATAGCGTAACAGTAAGCGGTACATCTACCTTAACAACAGTAGATATTAACGGCGGTGCTATTGACGGCACACCAATAGGTGCAAACAGCACATCAACTGTTGCAGCAACAACCGTAACTGCTAGTGGTAATGTAAATACTACAGCAGGAGAATTACAAATTAATGGAACCAATGTATTAGAAAAAATATATCCAGTTGGTTCTGTCTACATCAATGCAGCCGTAAGCACAAACCCAGCAACATTGCTTGGCTTTGGTACATGGGTAGCTTTTGGTGCTGGTAAAACTATGGTTGGCCTTGACTCTGGAGATACAGATTTTGATACTCTAGAAGAAACAGGTGGTGCAAAAACACACACATTAACAATTTCTGAAATGCCATCGCATGACCATACATCATTGCATGGTGCTGCTAGTAGCAGTAGTAGACCATCTGGGTTTACCGCAGTAACAAACTCATCAACACCTAATAACTTTTATGGTGGCACCCCAGACGATCCTTGGGGTTCAAGTAAAACATTGTCTACAGGTAGCGGTTCTGCTCACAATAATTTACAACCATATATAGTTGTATATATGTGGAAACGTACAGCATAGGGCTAAATATGGCTCTATTTCCAATTACACCCCCAGCAGGAATAATAAAAAACGGTACTGACTACGCTAACAAAGGTCGTTGGGTAGATGGTGATTTGGTGCGTTTTGAAAATGGTTATTTAAAACCATTAGGTGGCTGGGTTAAGTTTAAAGATAATCCAGTCGGCACATTTTATAGCGGTACCGTTGGCACAACCTCATCTAGCAATACATTAACAATAACTACAACAGTAGTTCATGGTTTGAGTGTAGGAGATACTATTTATCTTGAAAGTTTTGACGCAACAGGTGGCGTACCACAAGCAGAAATCAATACAAGTTTTAGTATTACAGACGTGCCAAGCACAACCACTTTTACAGTAAGCGCAAGCACTTCTGCAACATCAACAGCGACATCATCTGCTTCAACAATAATAAAAGCAGAAATACCAATAGGTATATATTCTTATAAAACTAATAATGGCGAAGAAGTTTTGGCTATAGGAACAAGAGCTGGGGTAAATGTTTTATATAACGATACCTGGTATGACATAACACCAACAGGATTTATAGGTGATGACGTTATTACATCTACTGGATATGGTGCATATCATTATGGTGTAGAAGATTGGGGAGATGAAAGAAGTACGTCAGCATTAAATTTTGACACTAAAAGTTTTTCTTTTGATAACTGGGGAGAGCATTTAGTTTTTTGTTTTGCAGGAGATGGTAAGTTATATCAGTGGAGGCCAGACGCAGGAGGCGGTAGTCCAGATACTATTGCAACACCAATTACCAATGCGCCAACAGGATGTCAGGCAGTTATTGTAAGCAATGAAAGGCATTTAATAGCCATAGGCGCAGGTGGAGATCCTAGAAAAATATCATGGTCTGACAGAGAAGATAATACTAACTGGACATCTACTGCTAGAAATACAGCAGGTGATTTGCAAATACCTACAGGCGGCAAAGCTAACTATGCTGTTAAATGGCAAAATGACATTATTATTTTTACCGATGTTGGTATTAACAGACTTTACTATACAGGCTCTCCCTTTGTATACGGTATACAAGATGCGGGTATTAACTGTAAAGCTATAAGCCCAAGGTCAATAGTATCTTCTGGTAGTTTTTTATCATGGATTAGTGAAAACTCATTTTTTTCTTTTGATGGCACAGTCAGAGAATTAAAGTCAGACGTACACGATTACATCTTTGACAACATACAAGTCAATACACAGCAATCTACATTTGGCACACACAACATAGATTTTAATGAGATATGGTGGTTTTTCCCTGTGGGAGATGTAGACCAACTATCACCTAACAAGTATGTTATATGGAATTATATAGATAATGTTTGGTCTATAGGTTCTATGAATAGAAGTTGTTGGGTAGACCAAGGCGTATTTAATCATCCTTTGTCTTGCGACTCTAATGGCTTTGTATATGAACATGATAAAAGACCCTTGTTTAACTCTCCAAACTTAGGTGACCAAGTTCCGTTTGCTACCACAGGACCGCTTGAGATTGGCAATGGCGATAGATTGGCACAGGTTAATCAAATACTACCAGATGAAGAATCCAATAGCTTACCAGGCATTACAATAGGTTTTAAAGGCAAGAATACACCGCTAGGAACAGAAACAGACTTTGGTAACTTTACCTTTGAATCAGATGGTTATACCGATGCAAGGTTTACAGCAAGACAGGTATCTATGACAGTGACTGGTTCTTTAACTCAAGACTTTCAAGTTGGTAATATAAGATTAGACATAAAACCAAGAGGTAAACGATAATGGATTTATCCTCACAAAGACAATATATACAAAGAGCTGAAACAGCAAATGAAATACTTACTACTACAGATTTAACAACATTATATACAACACCAAGCGGCGATGACTTTACTTTTTCTATTGTTGAATCTTTTTTGGTTTGTGACCATGACAACCAACAAACCAATATAACAGTTACAGTAGTAAGCGGTGGAACAACTTATACTTTATTTAAAGAATATGTAATAACTGCCTATGATACAGAAGAGTTATTAAGTAAAAGTCTTGTCTTAAAACAAGGCGATGTATTAAAAGTACAAGCAGATCGTGCTGGTAATTTAACTATATATGCAAGTATTGTTGAGTATGGAAAAGGCGATTAAAAAGTCTTGGAAAGAAGAGTGGATTAAGTGTAGGCCTCTTATAGCAAAAGCTATAAAATATCAAGATTCCTATACAATCGATGATATAGAAGCTAAAATAGATGAAGGAATATTCTTATTATGGGCAGGACAGAACTCTGCTTTTGTAACAGAATTTGTAGTATTCCCGCAACACACTGCAATGAATTTATTATTTTGTGGTGGCGATTACAAAGAATTAGAGGTAATGTTGCCACACATAGAAGATTATGCCAAAGCGTGTGGAGTCAAAAGACTCTACGGCGGAGGCAGAAAAGGATGGACTAGGAAACTAAAACATCTAGGATTTGAAACAGAATATCTAATTAGAAAAGACTTATGAGTAAAGGAAAAACAACAACAACACAAGAAGCAACTCTACCAGATTGGCAGAAAGACTTGTATATGGACTACTATCAGCGTGCTAAAGAGGCATCTGATATACCATTTGCAGGTTATACAGGCGATAGATTCGTTGGTATGTCTCCAGAAGAAATGCAAATGGGCGCAGGAATACAAGGATTATTTGGTAGTGCTTTTGGTTATGACCCAACAGGACAGCTACAAGCATTGGCTGGTCAGGCAGCTCCACAAATGGGAGACGTGCAGTCTTTATTAGATGTAGACATAGGTGCATATCAATCACCATATCAACAACAAGTTATAGATCTTGCAATGCAGGATATACAAGAACAATCTGAAATGGCACAACAAAGAGCGCAAGAGGCAGCGATAGGCGCTGGAGCTTTTGGTGGCTCTAGGTCAGCGCTGTTAGAGACAGAAGCTACTAAGCCTTAT